ACGAGCAAGAGCCGCCAGCGATCGTCGATCCGGCTTGGCTCGACCGGCTCCGGACGATCAAGTCGATCGAGGAGATCGAGACGATTAAGGAGAGACACGGCGGATGAACGATGAGAGCTGAAAACCCGCAATGCGACTTCTGCGGAGCCGAGCCGTACTACTCGTATCCGTGTCGAGACTTCGTCGTAGCTACCGAGCCGCTCGACGACCGGAGGACGGTTAGTCACGTTTCGACCGGCGCTTGGCTCGCCTGCGCGTTCTGCTCGACCTATATCGAAGACGACGACTTCGATCGTCTCTACGTCGAGCGAGCGATTCCGGCGCTTATCCGTCGCGGTATACCGGCCGATATCGTTCGGAATACGCAGAGCGAGATCGTTTCGTCGTGGTCGGCGTTCGCGTCGTTCCGGATCGGAGAGCGGGTGACGTTCGGATGAGATTCACTTACCGACAGATTGAGGAGGCTCACGTAATGCACGAAGGAACACGGAAGACTCCGACGCCGCCGAAGCGACCGCCGCTCGGAACCCCGGACTCGTCGACCGTCGTAAAGGCTCGGCTCCGCCGCTGTCCGATCGACGGCTGTAGCTTCGTCTTCGAACCGTCGTTAAACGGCATAGGGAAATACCGGACTCACGTCGACGATAACGTCCGGCCGGGCGATCCGCACTACCAAGCCGGATACGAGTCGGATCTCGAATCCCATATCGTCGGCTTAGCGATCGAGTCGTTCGGTCGCGATACGCTCGTCGAATACGACGACCCGCCGAAGCTCGAACCGGAAGAGTACGGGCCATGATTCGGACGAAGATCGGCCGGTTCTTCTTCCGGCTCGACGACTGGATCGAAGACGGAATGGACGGCCCGGTTCTCGTCTCGTTCTTCCGGATCATGGTCGCCGTCGTCTTCGTAATGATTCCCGGAATCGTTCTACTGGCGTTCACGGCCGGAGCGTTCTACTACTCGCTGTGGCTAATCCTGCGAGGGATCTGGCGGCTCGTCTTCGGAGGTCTCTGGTAATGGGAACCGTCCGGCGAACGGATCTCGGCCAGTCGGCGAGAGCGGAGTGTCGACGACCGGTGATCGAGTGCGGCTGGTCGTACTTCGAGAACGAACTCGATCTCCGGTCATCGGCGGGAGTCGCTCGGCGTCTCGCTATGGACCACGCCGTCGCGACTGGACACGAAGTCGATCTCGTCGTTACGACGACCGAAACCTGGAGAGTGAAACCGTGAAGGTCCGGATTCTCGGTTACTACTGGACCGACACGGACGACCTGATCGTTCGAACGACGGAGCGGCGACTAGTCGGCGGCGAACGACGCCGTAACTGGCGTGGCTCCGGAACGGTCTGGCATGATACGCGAACCGGCGAACGCGCTCCGACCTGGCTCGAAGCGAGACTCGCCGGACAGTGGCAACTTGCGACGTGGCGGCGAAGCGACTCGGTCGCTAAGACTCGCCGGATTATCGAGGAGACGGGACCGTGAAGGCGATAACGATCTGGCAGCCGTGGGCCACGCTGATAGCGATCGGAGCGAAACGTTACGAGACTCGATCCTGGTCGACGACGTATCGGGGTCCGTTAGCGATCCACGCGGCGAAGCGGAAGATCGGCGGCGTACCGTTCGAAGACTCGCCGATAATGATGGAAGTCGGTGACTACCAGGTCGTCCGGAAGAACGTCCGAGCGGCCGGATCGAAGATCCGAAGCGAAGGCGACTTCCTCCGCACCCCGGCCCTACCGTGGGAAGACGACGAGTTCATCTACGACTGGCCGATCCGTTACGGCGCCGTAATCGCCGTCGTCGAGATCGAATCGATCGGCTACACCGAGAACGTCCCGGTCGAGGAACGAGTACTCGGCGACTTTACGCCCGGCCGGTTCGCTTGGAAGCTCGCGAACGTTCAGCCGATCTCTCCGGTACCAGCTCAAGGATCGCAACGGCTCTGGAACTGGGAACCGGCCTGACGATACCGGAACGACCGGTTCGGCCCGAGAGAAGCTGACTCGATGCGTCTCCGGCTGCTTTAGCCGGTTCGGTCCCACGACTCTCCGAGCTTCGGGCGCTACCATCCGGCGTATGGCCGACGACACTAAGAAGCTGATCCCCGGTCTTGTCTCGCCGAACGGCGACCGGACCGAGAAGCAAGACACCGGAATGTACGACGAGATCGGCGCGACCGGACTGAAACGCTCCGCCGGTAAAGTCGACGAAGAGTTCCTCTCCGACCTCCAGGGCGAACGCGGCGCCCGAGTGTATCGAGAGATGACCGATAACGAGCCGATCCTCGGCGCGATGATGTTCGCCATCGAGATGGTTATCCGTAGCGTCGATTGGGCGTCGATCCCCGGCGGCTCTTCGCCGCAGGACGCCGAAGCCGCCGACTTCCTCGGTTCGATACCGAACGACCTGAACGTCTCCTGGCCCGAGTGGATCTCCGAGATGCTCTCGTTCCTACCCTACGGCTGGTCGTATCACGAGATTGTTTGGAAGCAGCGTCTCGGTAAGCAACCGTCCGGTTCCGACGTTCCGTCTTCGAACTACGACGACGGCCGGACCGGTGTCCGGAAGCTACCGATCCGCGGACAGGAGACGCTCGACAAGTGGTGGTTCGACGACTCCGGCGGAATCCGCGGACTCTCGCAGCGGCCGCCGCCGCTCTTCGACCTTCGAGACATTCCGATCGAGAAGGCGCTCCTGTTCCGAACGACCGCTGCGAAGGGTAACCCGGAGGGCCGCTCGATTCTCCGGAACGCTTACCGGCCGTGGTACTTCAAGCGAACGATCGAGGAGACCGAAGCGATCGGCATCGAACGGGAACTCGCCGGATTCCCGGTCGCCGGAGTACCGGCTCGCCTGTTCAAAGCGTCGGCGTCCGACGCCGAGAAGGCGGCGCTCGAGGAATGGATCCGAACCGTTCGCGACATACGGAACGATTCTCTCCAAGGCTTAGTCAAGCCGAACGAGTACGACGAGAACGGCAACAACCAGTACACGCTTGAACTTCTCGCGACCGGCGGGCAGCGAGCAATCGATACGGTTCCGGTCATTCAACGCAAGAACGTCGAGATGGCTTCGACGGTTCTCGCCGACTTCATCCTGCTCGGCCACGAGAAGGTCGGATCGTTCGCTCTCGCTTCGCAGAAGTCGGACCTGTTCTCGGTCGCCGTTAACGGTTGGCTAACCGCCGCCGCCGACGTCCTGAACCGGCATCTTGTTCCGCGGCTCTTCGACGTGAACGACTTCCGAGTCGACGAACTCCCGACGCTCCAGCCGACGCAACTCGAACGAGTCGACTTGAAGGAACTCGGCGAGTACGTCGAGGATCTCGCCGGTATCGGTTACGACCTGTTCCCGAACCGGGCTCTCGAATCCGCTCTGCTCCAGGCCGCTAACTTGCCGGAGCCGTCGGAAGACGAACGAGACGAGCGCGAAGCCGAAGAAGAAGACGACGAGCCGGTATTCGTACCGATGCCACCTATCGACGAGGGAGACGATCTCGAATGACTAACCAAGCAGCGACGATCTTCGACGACGCGCTAAACGACTCCGACAAGTCGTTTACGGTGCCGCCGAACCGCGCGTACCAAGTGTTCTCCGCCGTGGCTCGGATTACGACGACCGCGACCGTCGGGAACCGTACGCCACGGATCGAGTTCCGAGACGAAGACGACAACGTGATCTTCGGCGTTACCGGTTCGACGACCGTCGCCGCTTCGCAGACCGACGTAGCGTTCGGCGAAGCGACCGAAGCCGCAGCGTCCGACTTGACGATCGTTCCGGTTCTTATCCCGCCCGGCGGTTCGGTCCGGTACTACGACAACGCGGCGGTCGACGCGACCGGCGACGATCTCGTCGTCCGGATCCAAGCGAAGGTCTACCGAGCATGATCACGATCGTCGGCGCGTGGGAGCTTGGCTGGAACGCGCCGATCAAAGAAGTCGAACAGTGGGAACTCGTTCTGCGCGAGTTCAACGTCACCGACTTGTGGATGTGGCCGATCACCGGCATCCACGTCCACGAGCAGTCCGTGAACCTTCACGAACGGCAGACCCTCACCGAGATCCTCGCCGAGGTCACCGGTCCCCGAGTATTCGTCGAACCCCGTAACCCGACGTTCCCGCAGACGCTCGACTCGGAGTGGCTACACGACTTCGCCCACCCGGACGACGCCGTCTACATCTTCGGGTCGGCGTACCACAACCCGGTCGTATCGCATTGGCGCGAGGGCGACCTGAGAGTGACGATCAAGACCGAACGCGACGACGGGGTACTCTGGCCGCATCAGGTTCTTCTCGCTCTGCTCTATGACCGGATGGTCAAGTCGTGGCCGTAAGCATCAAGGACAACCGAACAACGGTCGACGACGCTCAGGCCACTACCGGCTGGACCGGCGCGGGGTTCGGCACCACGACTGTTTCCGCGGAGGACACGCTCGCCGTCGCAGCGTCCCTCGCCTCCACGACCGGCCAGACGTACTTCACGGACGGGACCTCCCGGAACCTCGGAACCTCCCCGGGGACGCTCGTCTACATCTGGACGTTCAATAACGCTCTGCAGGACGCCTGGAACGCGTCACCGCCACCGAACGCTCTCCTGCTCGGGGACGGCACCGACCGGATCGGGTTCGACATGGCAGGCGCCGACAAGCGCGTGTTCAACCACCTTGAAGGACCGACCGGCCTCGACGTCAACGCCTGGCAGTGCCTCGTCCTCGACACCGGGCAAGCCGGGGCGATGAACACGGCCGGCAACACCTACGTCGTCGCCGGCACCTACGCCGGGCTCAACTTCGCGGCGATCACCCAGTTCGGGGCGAGCTTCGACACGAACTCGAAAGCACTCGGTGGCGGCTACAACGTCGCAGTCGACATTATCCGGTTCGGGAACGACGGCATCGACGTCCAAGGCGGAACCACCAGCGACCGCGGCACATTCACCGAACTCGCCGAGGCCGACCGATCGAGAAGCGCCGACGCTGCACATGGAATCTTCCGCGCCTACTCGGCACCGACCGCGTTCGGCTGCCAGGGTCCGATGAGCTTCGGCGACAACGACGGCACGACCACGACCTACTTCGAGGACTCGAACGTCGTCGTAATCTTCGAGGACCGCAACATCAGCAACGACAAGTACTACTGGAAGATCATCGGCAACTCGACCGGCACGAACCATTTCAAGCTCACCGGCGTAACGATCACGTCGGCCGGTCCCCACATCGGCTGGGACTCGAACGGCGGCAACGTCAACCTCCTCGAAATGGACGGCTGTATCTTCCGCGACTGGGGCGACCGGACAATCATCTTCTCGTCGCAGGCAGACGCTACCGGCCACCACGTCAACGACCACGTCTTCGATAACTGCGGGACGATAACGGCCGGAGACCACGATATGCTCCGGATGACGATCTCGAATCCGGCGAACTCTTCGCGAGCGCTTATCTGCGGCGCCGGAGACTACACCGACCTAACGCTCTCCGGCTACGAAGGCACGGCCGGAACCGCCGCGATTCTCTGGAACGAAACGACCGACCCGGACGGCGAACTCGACGGCCTCGACGCTACAAAAGGAACCGCGGCGACCCACGTCATCGAACTCGGAGCGAATACTCCGACGTCGATTACGCTCCGCGACTGGACTGTCTCCGGTTACAACGCCAGTAACGGACAGAACGACTCGGTCATCTATAACAACTCGAACAAAGCGATCACGGTCAACGTCATCGGTAATACCGGCACGATCTCGTATCGGAACGGCGGCACGTCGACGACGACGATCTCGCAGTCGGCGACGGTAACGATCACGGTTAAGGACGTCCGCGGCGATCCGATCTCCGGCGCCCGGGTCCGGGTCGAAGAAGACGACGGGACGCTCATCTCGAACGGTTCGACGAACGCGTCGGGGATCTACACGTTCTCGTATACCGGCTCGACTCCGCAAGCCGTGAACGTCGTCGTCCGGCTCCGTGGCTACATTCCGCCGCCGGTTACGGCGACGTCGATTACGTCGTCCGGTCTCGACCTGCCGGTAACGATGAACGACGATCCGGTCGTGAACATGCCATGAGCGCCAACCAGCATCCGTGTACCGGTCCGCCGTCGCTCCCACAGCAGAGCGGCGACGGTCTCCTATCCTGCGTCACATGCGGCGCTTACCAACGACGGAATCCGGAGACCGGGAACCTGACCTGGATCCGGAACGGACGAGTCATCGCCGCTGCTGAAGATTTAGCGGAAGCGAAACGTCGACACGACGAGCGATACGGAGAGGCGAGGTGACCGATGGCCGCACTGGATGACTGGTTCTTCGATTACCAGAACGAGTACTTTTACCATATCGACGGCCGGATCTCGTACGGCTCGAATACCGGTACCGCGCCGTCGTTCGGCGACTACGTCATCGGCGGCACGTCCGATGCTGTCGGCAAAGTCGTCGCCGGATCCGATCTCGGCGGCACGAACGCGACCGGTACGCTCGACCTCACAGAAGTTCGCGGCGTCTGGCAATCTGGCGAATCGATCCGGGTTCTCTCAACCGTCGCGTTCGATACGGTCGGCGGCACGCCGCAAGGCTTCAAAGTCGGCGATACGCTTACCGGTCCGACAACCGAATCGATCGACTGCCAAGCGATCGAGTACAACCTCGGCGCTACGTCCGGCGAAGGAATCATCTACGGCGACAACCTCACCACCGGGTTCGCTAATAACGAACAGATCGACGTCTCCGGCGGCGCCACAGCGGTCGCGTTAGTAGCTACCGACGCCGAGACGGACAACTCCGGTCTCTTCTCGACCGCGGCGACTACCTCGGCGCTTACGGTCCCCGGTACGAACAACGACTCGCTTATCGTCCACTACGACGCCGGAACCGTCCCAATCCCCGTCGGCTCCCAAGTAGCGGAGACCGGCGGAGCCGGAGCCGACGGCATCGTCGCCGAAGTCTACGGAGACACGACGACCGGATCTCTCCGGATCCTCAACTCGCAGGGCGTATGGACCGACAACATCGCTCTCGATCTCGAACTCGTCGTCAACTGGGACCAGCCGACAGCCGGTCAGGTCTTCCAGGTCGGCGACGTCGTCCAAGGATCCGTCTCCGGAGCCACGGCCCGGATCGTCGGCCTGATCGACGACGGCGACTCGACCGGGGCGCTTATCACGGCGGACTCGTCCGGAACCTGGGACGCCGCGACACCGGATCTCATCCAGGTCGTCCGACGAGGCGGCCTACCGATTACGGCGACGACCGTCGCCGAAGTCGAGAACACGACCCATACTCGCCAAGCAGCGGTCCTGAACCTCCCGTCCGGCGTCTTCGACTTCCAACGCGCCGACCAAGGCGGAATCTACAACTCGTCCGAGGGGTCGATCAATATCGTCCGACCGTCGAACGAGTTCTACACGCTGCTCCAGGACACGTTCGACGAACTCGAACAGCTCGACGACGACTTCCCCGTCCGTGGTGACGTCCGAGACCAGGTGTACGTCTTCCAAGGCGGCTGGAACTTCGGCGGCAACCGGAGCGCCCGCTACCTGAACCGCGGTTCCTGGGCCGACGAGACGAGCGATAACGTCTGGTCGAACGACCAGTCGATTATGGCGGCGAAAAATATCGGCACGTGGGGATTCTTCTATGACGCGACGAACCCGACGCCGCAGCCGGATCTCTACTGCGTCCAAGACTCGGTCGTTCTCGACCAGTTCTGGCTCGAAGGCGAGATCGACGTCCTGATCCTGACTCGAACGAACCGCGACGTCGAACGAATCGACACTGGAGTCGCCGGACTCGGCCAGGATATCGACGGCGGATTCCGAACCTGGAATCTCCGACCGTACCTATCGTCGTACGACTACTTCACAGCAGCGACGATCGGCGGCGTCTCGACCATTCCGCTGAACAACGCCAACGACGGTAACAACTCGACCGGTACTCACGAATACACGTACAACTCCGGCACCGGAGCGTTCACGGTCGGCGAAACGATCGACGGTGGAACGTCCGGAGCGCGCGGCATCGTCGTCTCGTCCGGTACCGGCGCGACCGGAACGCTCGTTTACGTCCTTAAGACCGCGGCGAACTTCCAGGATTCCGAGACCGTAACCGGCGCGATCTCCGGCGAGACGGCGTCGCTCGACGTCGCAGGCGGAGACACGGTCGTCGCCGGATACGGAACGAACGTCCGAGCGATGGTCGTCTCTAGCCGAATGACCGGCGGCACTACCTCCGGCGGACCGTTCATCGCCGGAGAAGAACTCTCGCAAGGAACGAACGTCGGATACTTCATCGCCGAAGAGCCCGCCGGCACTCTCTACATCGAAGAGGTCTCCGGAACCTGGGACGGAACGACAGCGATTACCGGCGACACGTCGAGCGCTTCGTACACGCCGACGACCCGGACGCTCGACACCGACTTCCCGTACGACATCGGCGACGGACTCGGCGACGCCCAATACTCCGGATTCGTTTCCGGTAACCGAACCGGCGCCGCGGCGCAGACCGCGAACGTCGGCTACGAATGGCACAAGTACATCACGAGCCGAGAAGCGACGTCGACCGTCTTCGAGTTCCAAACGAGAGGCGTCGGCGACGGCGGATCCTCGATCGAAGGCCGCCAGTTCCTGCAGCTCTTCGGCGCCGCCGGACTGAACAAGTCGTCCGGTGGTCCGATGGCTTCGAAACCCGGCGACGTAATCATCGGCGCCGTCGGCTGGGTATGGGCGAAGGACACGTTCGCTACCGCGGACATTCGGAACTTCCGGCTCTTCGATAACACGAACACGCAGCACGACGCACCGAACCTACAGAACATCCAATGGTCCGGTCTCGTCTCCGGCGACCGAGTCGCGATCTACCGAGCGACCGGCGCAGCCGGTGGCGGCTCGACGACGATCCTCCGCGGAGAGTTCCAGGTCGGTCCGGTCTCCGGATCTCGGAACGCCGCAGCGGATTCGATCATTCGAGTTCAGGCGGGCGGAGCCCGTACCGTCTCGCCGCTACCGTCAGACGTTCCCGACGACGGCATCGTCTACGTCGAAGACCCGTCGAACGCCGGAGTCTTCCTCGCGTTCCCGTATACGGCGGTCGACCGGACGAACAACGACTTCCCGCTTACGTCCGGAACGATCGGCGCCGTTACCGGCGGCGTCAACCTGACGCAAACCGACGACGTCCACGTCTGCTTCGTTCGAGAGTCGGCGTCCGGAGCTACGGCTTCGAACCAGCTCCAGTACGTCTCCGACTTCCCGGCCGTCTTCGTCTGGCGCCTCAAGGGATACAAGCCGCAGCGAACCGCTTCCGACTTCATCTCTACCGGAGCGAACGTCGGCGCCGCCCGAGACCCGGATCCGGTCGTCAACCTGCCATAGGAGGGCCCCCATGCCAGAGCGCAAGATCGTCCATCCGGTCGCTCACGCGAAGCCACGCGAGTTCGTCGCCGACGTCAAACTCAAAGGCGGCCGCCGAGCCGCCGAGTGCGAATGTGGTTGGTACTGTATGCACAACCACAAGTCGGTCGAAGCCGCCGAGAACTGTCTCGATAAGCACGCTGACGAACTCGGGAGCTAACCGATGCCGATCGCAGGCAAGTCGGACGTCTCGATCGATAAGAACACGATCGGGACGACCGGCTACGTTACGATCACGACCGGAGACGCGACGCACACGTCGATCGAGATCCAGGACGTATACGACGCGATCCGAGAGTGGGAGCAAGAACTCGCGAATCTCGACGTCGAGTCGCTCGCTACCGGCTCCGGCAAAGAAGGGATCGGCGGCGGCCGGAAGAAACCACCGACGATCGTCATCCAAGCGATCGCCGAGATCGCAGCGACGACTCGTGGCACGGTCGAGATCTTCCGCTTCGACGGCGGGACGCTTCTCTCCGACGAAGAAGCCGCCGACGATCCGGATCCACGGTCGCCGCTCCGGCCGGTCTCAAACGTCGAATACGACCGGACGAAGGGCCAAGAGGGAGCGTTAATCTCCACCGGCGTCTCCGGACTCACCGCCGCCGAAGCCGCCGACCTACTCCTGATCCGCCAGTGGCTAACGAACTCGCAGGATCTCGAAGAGGGTTCCGTCGGGAACTTCAAGCTCTGGGACGACAACGCCGATCCGGACGTCGATCCGCCGATTCACGTCGAAGACGTCACCGACAAGGACGGCAACGCGATCGTTATTCCGGAAGGCGCTCCGGCTCGGCGACGGAAGCAGTAATCCGATGCCGCTCGTAACTCGCGGACTCGGCGAACCGCAAGCGCTCGTAACTCGCGGACTCGGAGCCGGACTCAAGACGCCGACCGCCGGGGGAGCCGTAGTCGAAGCCGCCGAGCAGCTCCTGACCGACCTAGCGGTTCTCGAGGATCTCGTCGCCGACGTCGAAGCGGCGCTCGCTCCGACCGTCGAGACAATGCTCGCCGAGACGACAGCGTCGATCGAGACGTTCTCGGAGCTAACGACGAACGTCTCCGCTTCGTCGGCGCTCATAACCGAAGTCGCCGCTCTCGAAGCTCTCCTGTCGTTAGAGCAGTCGGAGAGCGCCACGATTCAGCTCGATACGGCCGAAACCCCGACGACCGGTATAACGAGCGCCGAATCGCTTAGAAACGATCTCACGGCGTCTGATGGATCCGCCACTACCATCGTCGGAGACGACGACCTATCAGGGAGGTAAACCCTATGTCGACTCGCAAAGCTCAGATCAACCGGCTCGGCGACGCCGCGCTGATCTCCGCCGAAGACGCCGCTCTGCTCCAGGCGAGCGTCGCTGCCCGAATCGGAGTCGCGGTCGGCGACGGCGATAACGGTCTACCGGCGATCCCCGACGTTTACAAGTTCACGCTCTCCTCCGGCGCCGACGGCTCAGCGACACAGACGCTCGTAGTAGGCGCCGAAGTCTACGACGCCGTCGTGATCCTTAAGGGAGCCGGAACCGCCGGATCCGACGTTCAGGTACAGCACGGAGCTTCGACGGCGATCTCCGACCTGATCGACGTCTCGGCCGGAGCCGACAAAGCCCTGTTCCGAGCGTCGACGATCGACGACGCCGAACAGTCTCAGGCGGCCGGAACGGTCCTGCGCGTCGCTTACTCTTCGACCGGTGGAGACTTCCCCGGCGCCGAGGTGTACGTGTACGCACTGAGGTCGTAGTGGCCACGACCGATATCGTCGGCGGCGTCGAGTACGAGTTCGGAGCGCAGGTTCGGCTCTCCATTACGGTCAAGCAATCCGGCTCGCTACTCGACCCGTCTGGCGAGATCACGATCATTATCGAAGAACCGGACGGAACCGAAACCACCGAGATTTACGACAACGGCAACGGCAACGTTCAGCGCTCCGACGTCGGCGCCTACTACTACGACTGGACGATCTCGAAGGTCGGCATCCACGAGTACCGGTGGAAGACGGCGTCTCCGATCGGAGTCCGCGAGTCGTACTTCGTAGCGCTCGCCTCTCGGGTCGCTAATCCGTAGACTGGCCGCCAGGAGGTAAGCATGACGACCGGTCCCTATCCGGATAACTACACGATCCGATATGACGAGACGAAGATAATTCCGCCGCCGCATATCCAATTCGATTCGTTTGGGATCTCGACTACGGAGACGACCGGTATGCGCCTGATCGGCGTTCCGATCTGTCCGGACCTTCTCGACTTCTCGGCTCTCGGAGAAGCCGACAACCTGCGCGGCCGGATCATCCGGATCTTCTTCCGGGCCCTCGACCGGATCCTGCCACCGTGACGGCCCGGTTCGCTTCGCTCCGCCGAGACCGTCGTCGTCTCTCGGCCGACTTCCGGAAGCTCTCGGAAGAAGAAGCGAGAGCGATCCAAGCCGCGACGGGACGTCTCGAATCCGGCTGGGTACTGCTCTTCAACGAAG